TTGAAAATCATAAGGTTGGAAAGGGACAAGACCTTCATCCAAACTAACAATCTTTACATGCTGTTTTGCAAAATAAACAGGATCATTCTTACAAGCAACAAATTCTAAAATTTGCTCTTTAGTAAATTCTTGCTTGACATTCGCTTTTTTTAATAACGGATTACCTAGGTAAACCTCATCCATCGTTGGCATAATCAATCTCCTGCTTGAAGAATCGGCTCCCCCGCATCGTATTCAGACACATGATAACTCCAAAGTCTAGCACCAGGATATACCTTTTGCATCTGGTCTATAACTTCTTTTCTAGAAGGTTTCTTAACTGAAGGAAAAAACATCTGAATAACAAATGTCTTCCCTCTCCATGCTAAATGAATTTGTATTATATTTCCAGGCTTATTATAATTAGGCATCCTTCTCACTTCTGACAAATCCTCCCATTGGATATTGTTATAAGTGGGTTTAAGAGGCTCTGGTTTAATAATATCGATTATCTCCGCAGATAGATTTCCATTAGCATCTTCTATCTTTACAGATTCTTCAAATTGACTAAAGGATTTCATTGAAAGAACGCAGGTCTCCTTAGGTATTTATTAAACCCAACGAGTAACTGTCAATTCTATGGTATTATCAGTCATTTCCCATTCCTCCTGAACCTCAAATCCTTCTTCTTTTACAGTGTTATGAAGGGTTGCTCTAGCATATTGTTGAGTAAGTTTATCAATGAATCTGCTAACAGGAACATCTAAATCCCAAGTATCAAGTTCAGCAACTAACTCATAAGTTTCTAGATTCTTATTCCATCTAAATCCAATATCATTTCTAATCGCTACTTCTGCATGAAAATCTGGATGCTGTTCTGCATGAGATGGATTATTAATAACCAATACTTTATTTTCCTCAACATCATGTCCCATGAGTTGAAGTGCTTCAATCAAATACGGTCTTTCTTTAATTTTGGTTTTGATGCATGTGAAGTGAGACATCTTCTGTTTGTTTTTGTTGATAGTACTCTGGTTTATGTTCGACTCTTTCTACTACTCCCAATCTCTCCTCAATTCTTTTAGTGAGATTTTCACAGTCAGCTCCAACAACACCCATAACTTCTTCAGTTACCGTGCCGTCTTGTCGAATTGTAAACTTAATAGACTGTTGTGCCATTTGTTACATTATATGTTAAGTTATTTATCATCCTCCGTTTCCACCACCATTGCCACCCCCACCGTTGCTGCTGCCACCATTACCATTGCCAGAATGGCCATTGCCACTTCCATTACCGTTATCGGACCCATTACCGTTGCCATTTCCATTAGTAGTTTGATGATGATGTCTTCCTACACCCCACCAACGTCCAATGGTTTTGGATTTACTGATTAAAGGAACACAGGCATTCAACTTCTTATCATATCTCATACCATCAGGACATGTCAACTTTTCTTTAGATTCTCCCATGAATTTAGAATAGTTCTTCTTTATCGTGTCCTGAACATTTCTATCCATTATATTAGTATATTGCTGTGATGCACGAACCATTGCATCAATAGATGGACCATCTCCCAAGTTGTCGTCAAGAGATACTTTCATCACGGGATATACGTTAGCCCATCTTGCCCACTTACTTAATCCAGGTTCTGCAGGAGTCTGATATCCCTGATCCAAAAGGTCTATATCTTGAGGAAAAAGTAAAGGATCAAAATTAGAAATCTGTGATCCAGTTGCATTAGTGGGTGCAGCTTCCTTAATATACTCTCTAAACTTTTTCATTAGAGGTTGGATATTGTGAGGTTATTAACAGCACCTACGCCAGCCCATGACGTTCCATTCCAAACTTCTAACTGACCACTTGTAGAATTAAAAATAAGAGATCCTGTATCGGGGTCAAGATCATCTCTTTGTGTTGTAGTCATTACTGGTGGATTTAGTGTTCCAGATGTTCCTGTTACTTTAAGATCAGGTGCTTGGATTACACCATTTGCAGCATCTAAAGTAATTCCTGTACCAACTTGTACCTTATTATTACTTCCATCAATAGTAATACTTGATTGTCCTACCGTTAAAACACCAGTTATACGACCATGACCCTCAACAATCAAAGCAGTATTTCCCATTCCAGTTTTAACTGCACCAGTTCCTGCTGATGAAGATAATGTAGTAATACCAGTTATGGATAAATTACCAGAACCTCTTATATCGGATCGAGCAGTAATAATACCAATAGAATCAATATTCTTGACATCTTCAGAATAAGTAGTTCCACCAACACTAATACTACCATCAAAATAAGCAACAGTATCTACTGTACTTCCAGTACTTACATATAACTTATAAGAAGCATTTGGATCAGTTCCTATACCTACATTCTTAGTGGTACTAACACCAACACTACTTGATGCCCAAGTACCCGCAGCACCAGCAGAACCACCTTCGGAAGGAACAAATAATTCCGAACTAGTGTCCCATGCTAAAACCCAATTGTTAGTTTGTATACCTGCACCAACATCAACATCCTGCATACGTGCAAGAAATACTTCACCACCTCCACCAAGAGTTGCTAATTGTTGCTGAACTCTATTAATAAAAAGTTTATAGTGATTTTGTAAATCTTCTACAGTTACATAATTCTGATCTAAAGGAGTAAGAGGATCCGAATTATCTGTATCTGGTTTAATATTTAATAGACCCTCATTTATGGTAACAGATCCCACCTTAAGTTTTGGTGAAATTTTCTCCTCATATATTTCTATAATTTCTTCTAAACGATTGACTTTATTAATTAATTCAGTTCTTACCTTAGATAAATTTTTCTCATTAGTTTCAGTAACTTCTTCTACTAAGGTATCTACACGTAACTTATTTACAATACCTTTAAAATCTTCTTGTAAATCCTTAATATGCTTTTCATTTACCGCAAAATCTATTTTCATCTCTTTAAGTTGAGATGATAATCTTTGTTCAAAATTAACTACAGTAGGAACTACTGTGTTCTTCATCTCCTCATAATACTTAGAAGTACTAGTATCTAAATTCTCTTGCAATTCACAAATATTTTCTGTGAGAGTGTCTTCTATATTATCAATTCTCTTAGAGAAACCTGTCAATCTCTCTTCATATCCGTCCAATTTCTTACTTTCAGCAACTTCTCTTTGTCTAAAATCTTTCTGAAGTGCGTCATAAGTGTTGGATAATTTAGTTAGGTCTTCAAGAAGATCCTCAATCTCTTCAGTCTTTTTAATTAAATTTTCGTTTAATTCAATCTCTTTATTATCAACTCTTTCTTGAAGATCATCAACACTCTTATTAATAAGGGAAATTCTAACACCCATTTCATTGGATATCTCTTTGATTTCCTTTTCACTTTTTACTTTAGTTTCTACTAAAAGATCCTTATACTTAGGGACTTCTTGACCAACAAATTCCTCAAATTTTTCTTTTATATCATTGATATTGGATTTATATTGATCTTCAATTTCCTGTGCTGTATCACTTATGTGAGAGATCCTTTCCTCAACATTTATTTGAGTATCGGCAAAGAACTTTTTATAGGATGGTAAAACCTTTTCCACTAAATTTTCTACTTTTTTACCAATACCTTTAACTTCTTCTTTTACTGAAGAAACCTTATTTTCATTAATAGATTCAATATTCTTAGTTACCTTAACCAAACTAGAACGTATCTCATCATGAACTCCTTCCACTTGAGAAGTCAAATCCTCCTTAAAATTACTAAACCTATTATCAACTCTTCTTTCAGAATCTACTATTAATGTTTTATATGCAGGTACTTCTACACCTACAAAATTATTTACGGTAGATGATAAAGTAGCAAATTCTTCCTTTATATTTAAAACACTCTTAGAATTTAGAGTCTTTACCTTATCCTGAACATTCTTTATGGATTCCTCTACAAAGAAAAGATGTGCCGTCATGGCTTCATCTAAATCTTCTTGCTTAATAAGATTATCAATATTTTCTCTTATCTCTTCTACATTCTTTGAGAGTAATTCTACCTTAGCAACATTAGACTCAAAAGTATCAAACTTATTAGTAAAATCAGAGATTGTCTGAATGTGATTTAGATTGGTCTTAAAAACATTAAATGCTTCATTAAGATTCTCTATCTTTTCAGGTGCAGCAACATTAAGACCCTCCTTAACCTCATCCATAGAGGTGGAAGGATTCTTAAGATAAAATTCTGACGGCTTTTTGAGTGGCACCTAAAAATACTCCATCTACAGTTATATTTATTTCAGACCTTTTTGGACGTTTCTCCTTTGATTAATTTTGCAAGGTCCGCAGTAGATCCCACAAACAAAGCATTATTAGTTACATTGGTAGGACCAGATTTTTCTTCTGCATTAACATCCTTCAATTTCTTCTGAAGATCCATCAATTTATCAGTAGCATCAGAGACACTTTTAATTAATTGTCCAGCAACTTCATATGCTCTTGGCATTTCACTTTCTTGAGCTAATTCAAGGATACCATCAATCGCTTCCTGTCCTTTCTCAATTATACTATAAAGATTCCCTCTTGTATACTCATAATCTCTAGTAATATCATCTTTAGTAAGTCTATCAGGAGCTGGATTTACCCTCTCAATAGATTTCTTTTCTTCTACTACTTCTGGAGTAACATTAAAAGTTTTATCTAATTTGGTAAATTCAGTTGCCATGACTAATCAATAAATCCAGTAGTAGTACCATCAAATCCAAAGTCATCACCCTCTGGGATCAATGCATCATCAGTATCTGTGATGGACTTAACAGGATCTCCCTTAAGATGAGATGCAATAGTTGTTCCATCTGCTCCTCTAGTAACTACTAAGTCATTATCAGTCTTACTCTTAACAAAGATTTCCTCTCCATTAAGATCAAGATAACTTAAGGATGTGCTGTCAGCAGTAATTCCGCTTGCATCATCCACTTTAATGACCTCATCAGCAATTCCAACATTTGCTGCCAAGTTAGTAAGAACAGTTCCCTTATAACTCTTAAGTGCTCTTGGTTGTACAGAGTACTGAACATCTCTCTCAACACTCTTAGCACCACCAGCAATGTATGTAACAGTAGACTTCCTGATGATATCCTTCGTAGCAGAAGAAACAGGACCGAACATGTAAGTCTTTGCAGTAAATCTTAGAGTATAAAGGAGAACTCTTCTTTGAGTAAAGTCTCCCTCATAATCATCCTGCATTGTAATGTTTTCTAAGACAATAGGAATATCTCTTTTCTCTTTAATTGATTCTACCAACTCAACGGTTACGTTATATGCAGGTTGGAAATATGGTAATATCTGTTCAGTAATTTGTAATGCATCATCATTTAACTTACACATAATAGCAAGTTCAAACTGCATATTATAAGGAACTGGCATATATGCCTTTTTAGATTCCTCTCCAGTAGTAGGATCTTTTACAGTAAACTGTTGAGTAGTAGTAACCTTTCTAGTAGGATCATAAGTAAGACCAGTAAACTCAAAAGACATACGTGGCAAAGTAATTGCGGTTGCCTTATTAAGATCTGGAGTTTGCGTAAGTCTTGCTAAAAACTTTTGTGTAGGACCATAAGCCAAAGGAACTCTTACAACGGAACCCTCATTCTTAATAGTGATACCATTAAATAGAGTACCAAACGCAATGATGGTCCTCCTCAAGATTTCGTTATAAAAATATTCAAACATTGTTAAATTCCTACTATATTATATTTAGGGCGTACCAAATGGGTTCTGTTCAGTAAAGTCTAAAATAGAATCTGCTTGTGTCTCAATATTTAAGTTATCTGCAAATCCATCATCCAATGGATCAAGATCAATCTTCCTTAATACACGAGAAGCACTAGATGCAGCGCCTACAATAGTCTCTCCCAGTATAAATGTACCAGTTATAGAGGCTACCTCCAATACGTTCGTAGTAGCATCCCATGTTCTCATCCTTGCTTCACATCCAGAAGTAGATCCTCTTACCAATTCATTAAAGATAAAGTTACCCTCAGAATCTGTTGATGGAGATGCAATAGTAACAGATATTGGTAGGTCACCAGTGGTGTAACCAGAACCAGCATTAGTATATCTAATAGATGTAATAGTACCAGCAGCACTTACAACAGCAACACCAGTAGCAGTTGTACCAATACCAGTATTAGTAAAGGATAGTGGAGTGTTAAATGTAACAGTTGGAGTAGTTGTACTAAATCCACCACCACCGTCAGTAACAGTTACAACACCTAAAGTACCATCACCAATATGAACAGTTCCTATAAATCCACTTCCGGATCCTGAAGCAACTGCAGTAACTGCTATTCCTGGAGCAACAGTATATCCAGAACCTGGGTTAACAATAACAATACTCTGAACGGACTTCATATTCGGTGCAATATTATCATTACATACAGTCATTCCACCTTGCATTTCATGGACAGATCCAATACCTGTTACTCCTGTTGATGGAGCAGAACCAAATCCCACGTTTGGTGGATATATGTAACCACCACCTCTGTTGGCAATAACAACTTTTCTAATACCACCTTCAGTTACAATGCCAGTGTATGCCCATGCAGTTGCACCTGTACCAACCAAGGTAAGTGTTTGAGTCGGTCCAATGATAGTATTAAGACCATCATCTGTAGTACCATCATAATCATCTCCGACCAATTCATCATCAATTGCTTCGATACCAGTATCAATAACCTCATCCTCATAACGGAAGAGTTCGCATCTCAATTCATAAACATAAGTCTTTTGTAGTTGATAAAATGGTTTCTCATGCTCAACATACTTAATCTCAAATAAACGATCTCCTAATGGGAAATAAATCAAATCCCCCTCTTTAGGTCTCGTTGATAATTTAATATTAGATTCGTTCTTTATTAAAGGTGTAATATAGTCCTCAAATCTTTCTCTAGAAATAGTAAGAGTTATCTCATTCTTTTGCTCTATACCAAACTTTGATAGTATAACAGGGTTATCTCCATATCCATCATAAGTATCAACATATGCTTCTAATGGATACGCATCATCAAATCTTGACTGAACCACCTCTCTTATAACAGTATTCTCCGTCATGTATTTGCGAGGTAAATAATGCACCTCAACACCATACATCTTCAACTGTTCGTTGATAAGACTTTGTACTAAACTTTGCTCAGATTTAGCACCTTGCTGAAAGAAAGGATTAAGTACCATAACTCTATCCTATCATATCTAGCGGTGGCATTTCATAAGTATTGGACATCATTTCTCGAATAATTTCTAAATCTTTTTCTGCGTCATCATAGATTTGTCGTCCATTTAATTCAACACCACCAGGTAGTTTAACTCCTTGGAATTTTAGTAAATTTTGACCCCATTGCTTTTTCATCAAAGCAACCAAATATTTCTTTAAAAATGAGTCATTCCAAACCCGCGCATAATCACTTGGATCTGTTGCTCTAAAACAATCGATAACAAAATAATCTCCTTTAGTCACACTACCCCAATCAATATCAAGATATAATCTATCACTTCTCTGATTAAATCTTATTTGTTTTTGAGTAGTTAATAAGAAATTAATATCCTCAAGATAAGTCTTTGTCATTGCATAGGTCAATAGTTCAGTAGAACCCCAAAAATAAATGTCATTAAGGAATAACTGATACTTAACACTAAACATATTATTAGTGACAGTATTGGCACCATCAAAATGGAATATCTTTGTTACTCCAATAATATCTGGAGGTACTTGTAAATAATTACTATTTTCATAGAATTCAAATGTAGTACTTATACCAGCAACTGTTGTTGTAACAGTATCTGTAGTTATACCAGCGGTTGTATCACCAGTACCACCTCTCATGGTGGCCTTTCCTCTATCAATATCCTGTTCGCTAATTTTATACTTTAGATATGTAGGACTAACCCCATCAAAATGCCTTTCCTGAAAAAACTGGATAGCATCATCCATTATATCTTCACACTGCTCATCTGCCAGATTAATTTCCAGCACAGGAGCTCCTAATTGCCGGAGAGCATATTGCTTTAATTCAGATCTGGTTGATGGTTGGGACATTTATATTATACCTCTATAATATTTAGGATGGAGCAGATGAAATACCTGTATAAACTAAGATATTACCATCTATCATATTATAGATTGTTCCACCACTACTAACCAAAACATTATAAAGATATCTACCTTGAGAAAGATTATCAGTTGCAGTGGAACCCAACGCTAATGTAATTTTACCTGCAGTAGTTACTCCAACAGTAAAAGTTGCTGCAGGAACTGTTGTTGCTCCAACACCTGCTCCTTTTTGTAGTTGAGATGAACCACTCCAAGATGTAGTAAATCCACCGTTAGCTTGACTGTATATAGCGTTTGATGTGTTATAGACATCAAATGTAGCGTTAAAATCGGCACCAGTATAGATGGTTAAATTTGAGCCTACTGGCACTCCAGCATCTGGATCAAATGTTATCTTCTTAGTTGCCATGGACTAATTCCTTAAGTAGTGATTTGATTTCGTTCATTTCACTTTTTAAACCATCAAGATCATTCTTCATAGTATCAAGACTTTCATTCTTTGCTTTTTTAGATTCTCTAGATCCAATATAGTGATCATAATCATAGCTATTCACATTCACTATAGAACCTGTTCGTGGATCTCTCGCAAGATCTTTATTACCATCAATTTTGTAATGTTCCATATTATGCTAAAGCAATTGCTCTAAGATCTTTAAGTCTAGGAACATAAACCTGACTAGTGGATGTCATAACAATCTTTATCCTATAGGATCTGAAGGATGGTAAATCATCTTCAGTAAAGGTATATTCCTTAAAGTGTAATGTAGAAGCATTAAATCCATAATCATTAACCTTTTCAATCAACTTATCGGATTGTCCATCACTCTTATCTCTCTGAATAATTTCCCCTCTTTGATTGAGGTTTTTATATCCAGGGAATGGAACGAATATAGGCTCAAATCCCATATGATCACTGATAGCATAGAATGCACGAACGTCAGCATCTTTATGAATATGTGCATCAACGATTATCTTAAGTGATGTGGCATTATTTTCCAGCATAATTTCCTTAGAAATATACTGACATGCGGTTGGATCATCAAGAACAGAATTTGCTCTATTATCCGTTGCATAATCATCAATTACTTTGTTAATTCTATTATTTGTAAGAATTGTATTAACCCTTTGGGAATCAATAACAGGACTTACGCGAGTATCAACAGTATTGAGATATAATCTCATTTGCATTGACTTATTACCTGTAACTGTTGTCAAGTTAGCATCTTCATTTACTTTAGACGCAACCAATCTAGGAGTAGTCAAGTAATTTGTCTGATTAAGAGAAACAGCCTCGAAACCATTATCAATCCATGGAATTTCACTTCCACTCATACTCGTAGCAGTAGTTGTTCTGATTTGTCCAGTAAGAGCAGTACCTTGAATCGTAACTGCGCCAACCTGAGGTCTAATAACTTCAAATGCCATATTCTGAGTGGCAAATACTTTATATCCGCCAGCAGACTTACTCTTACTTACGAATAGTTTAGGGAAACCAGTATCATTACTTCTATCATCGTTAGCATCATTAGCATCAAATTTAGTGGACATATCCAACTTAACATGATATGAATCAAAGTTAATTGGATCAGACAGAGTTACATCTGAAAGAGAATGAGTTTTATTAACTCGTGCCAAGTTAACTCCACCAATTTCATACTTATACACTGGTGTTCCTACTGGATAAGAAAGAGCAGGTCCACTATCAACCTTGGATGCAGATCTTACAATATTACCACCAATAACATTACCAGAAACAGAAGTATATTCAATAAGTTCATTACCAATTCTCAAGAATCCACAGTTCGTAGTTCCAACACCAACGTTCTCAAATGTAGAGAATTCAGAGGCATCTTCTACAGATATAGATCCGGTATCTCCAAGATTATATGCAACTGCCAACTTAGTGGGTTTAATATCTGATTCTACACCAGAAATTGCAACTTGGTTGTTGTTAAAGTACATTCCATGATTCCTATGGTTAACCTTGATGTGTAAACCATCTTTCTCAGGAACTGCTCTAATTCCATAAGTGGAATCTATAGTAACATCTCCACCATGTTCATAGTTAAGTTCTCTAACTGTTCCATTACTCTGAACATACATCATAGTATTTGCAGATCCTACAAGGAATTCTCCTTGTACACTATCAAGAACCAGTTCACTAGTATTACCAATAGAGACGATTGATAATCTTGCTCCACGTCCAACGGAGTTAAGACCTAGAGTTGTAAATCCAACAACGTCACCTACCTGATATCCTGTACCACCAGTTACAATAGTAGCAACTCCAACAGTTCCACTAGAGATATAGATATCTGCTTGTGCTCCATATCCGTTACCGGTTATAGTAACAAGATTAACTCCACTAAAGGTCTTTGTTCCATCAATAGGTGAATATCCAAGACCAGCATTAATAACATTCAGAGCAGGTCCTGCTGCAGTACCAGCAACCCCTGCCAAATTACCTGTAGCAAGAGTTCCCATCTGATAGACAGTATTTCCAAGTTCTAAAGTGGAATCTGCTGTTGTAGTACCAAGTCCTACTCTTACTTCCTTAGATACCAATTCTAAAGGATTAGGCATTAACTGAGGAATCTGTTTATTTCCTTTTGTCAATTCTGGGTTATAAAATTCAACTGTTCCTTCTTCTACAAAGTCTGCTCTATAAAGAGTAAACTTAAGATCTTCCCACTGACTTGCTTCCCAAGTAGAGGCATTCTGAGACTTAAATAGCGATCCCAAATAAGGCTGGTTAGATATGTAAGTTTGAGTAATTAAATCTTGTTCACCAATCCGTGAAATGTATACACTATACTTGGTTGAGTTGGATGCCAAAGCAATTGCATACTCTTGACCACCCTCAACGTATACAGGTGCCTTAAATTCTATAGTGGTAGCAACAGATCCATCACTAGAAGTTGTAATATCTGTAGGATCAAGAACTATTTCAGAGAAAGGAAGAATATGTTGTGTTGGATATCCATTCTTCATGGTTCTCAATTGGAAAACCACTGGAACATCCATATCATCCTTAGAACGGAAGAATACATCACATTTAGTCAGGAATACTCCACTCTCATCCTCAACTAAGAATGATTGTGCAAGAGGGTCATACCAACCAACAACTCTTTCTCCCATATTCCTTTGATCTATTATATTAGTATCAATCACCTCGGTTCCAAGACTCCTATTTACATTTCTTTCCTGGAATTCCTGTCTTTGCTCTAATCTAGCATTTCTTACAGAAATAATATTTTCCTGAACTGTTTCCATAGTTCCAGAAGCAGTGTATGCTTCTTCGGCAATGGTATTGCAGTTATCCTGATCATTATCTTCATCGTTAATTAAAGTAAAGGTTTTTGTACCAGTCTCAAATCGAGGATGATTAACATTGTTAGGATTAGGAATATAGTAACTTCCAACAAGATCTGCACCTAAGTCAGAAATCAACCTTACGTCAGTAATAGTTGCTTCTGCACCTGATGTCGATCCCTTAAGAATCATATCACTTGCAACAAGTCCAAAAAATTCTCCTTGTGCTTCATTAGAAAGAGCATACATATCCACATTTAAACAGTCTGAAGTGGATGAATAAGTTGATGGAATTGTTTGCCCAGTATATGGATTTTCTGGATAGATCCTAGAAGGAACATTATATGGACCTTCTTTATGATTAGATTGTGCAACTCTAAATGTAATAGTTGGATCAACTCCTTCACTAAAAGCATTAATTGGATTTAGCCCAGGATCAATAATATACCCTTTAACAGTTTCTCCTACTTGGAATGTGCCTGACTTCATTGATATTTCAAGAAGTTTTGGTACACAATACTTGGTCACATCTTCCCCATCAAAGAACGCATACATTCTTGTAAGAGGCTTCATCTTCTTAGAAACGAAAGTAACGTTTCTAGAACGACAATATGGAACCAAATCTCTACTTACAACTCTGTCACCAACTGAATGGTTATCCCATTGTTCAGTAACAATAGTTCTTGTCCCTGTTCTAGTTTCTACACCAGTTTGTATAGTTTCCCTTACAGTCTCCTCAATAGTTGTTTCAGTAGTCCTAGCGACCCATTGTGCAACTCCAGATCCACCATTAATCCAACCACCTCTACCAAATCTAGCACCTTCTGCAACTTCAGTACGTCTTGTTGTTCTATCAATAGTATCAGTTCCTGTCCAATTAGTTTCCCAACCATTCCATACAACAGGTGCAAATCCTGTTTGGGGATCTACATTCATATTATCAACAGCATTTCTCATCACTTCATTGAAGTTTCCTTCAGTTTCAATAATTTTAGCTTCTAGTCTAGTAGTATCAACCCATGTATCTGATGCAGGAGTCAATTCCATTGTACCCTGCCAGAAACTAATCAAGAAAGGAGTAACACTTTCTGACCTAGTACCAAATGACTGTTTAATATATTCAACTTCAGAATAATCAAGAGTTACAACATCATTTGCTTTTCTTACATTCAATCCTTCAATAGTTGCAAATCCCAAATCTTGTGACTTATCAACATTAGTAACAGGACCAAACATCAAATCAATTGCATTAGTATAGTGTCTTGGTCTTAACTGCTTAAACTTCCTATCTAGACTATTATTAATAGCTAACTGATCTTCTTGAGGTTTAATAGTATTAAAATCATCAACAAAGAAACCTGACTTATATCTGTTCATTCCATCATTATCAGGAATAAACATATTTGCAGTATTAGACTCTAAAAGAGTAAGAGAAGTATAATATTCAAGATTCTTGATTCTATTCTCAAGTTTCTTAATATCGACCATTCTATATCTCTTATGATTCAAGAAGCTAATATCAGCTTGACCAACACTATAGAGATAAGGTGGTAATGTAACAGTAGCAAGTTCTATTGCATCTTCGACTGGGCTTGGTCTTTCTGGTTGATCTGAAGGTTGTCCATAAACAACTTGAAGTTTACCCTCCTTAGATAAGAAGATTCTATCAACTCTTCCCAAATAATGAGAATAAGTAACATTAATAGCCTCATCAGATGCTAATATACTACCAGCAGAATTACCTGCTCCATCAAAAGATCTACCATAAAATTCTAATGGAGATCTAGAACTTTCAGCAGTAGTATAATCACTAACTCTAGGTCTAATGTCTATAATATCAGCATTAGAAATACCATTAATCGCTTTTATTTCTTTACCATAATTAAATTCTTTATAAGAATCTACAGTAGTAATATCTCCATCATCAGTAGATGAATAATAGGCACTAGTAAAGTAAACCTTCAATTGCTTCTTAGGAGCTTCTACATTTGCTTTTCTCTTTATTCTACCAAAATCGTAGAAAGTAGATTCCTGACCTGTTGTGAAAGTATATTCAGTAGAAACATCAAAACTAGGAACATCTAAAGTAGTAACAGTTCCTTTTACCTTAGATTCGTCAAATGTTACTTCTTCACCTTCTTTAAAAGCATTATCATTTTTGTAGATAAATTCAATTTGAGTAGCAGAATTTGCTACTTTCCCAGCAACTATAGCAATAGCATTAGATACTGATCCTATTAACTTTTCACCTACTATTAATTCACCAGTAGTAGTGGAAGAACTAGTAATAGAAGAAAGAATCATCTTGGGTGAATATGCTTGCCCAGTATCAGCAGACTCGAATACACCATGAATATTAATAATATCAGGAGTATTGAGGGATATTACCTCATCCTGAACTCTTGTACCCCATGGATAAGAACCATACGTTAATCCATCATTAAATGTAGTAGTACCAATACCAGAACCTTCTGTAGTAGACTTATCTACAACTAAAGAATTTACCCTCTTAATTAGTTTTTCTTTTGCTTTTGGCTTTAACTGCTTAACTGTAGTAACTAACTGTGCTCCAGTATCATTAGCACCTAAATTATAAATCTGCAAAGTCCTTACATCACTAAATTGGAAATCACTAGCATCTAAAGGCTCTATATTTCCATCAGATCTTATAAGAGAATATCTTTCCTCATCAAATGCTAAGAAACTTTCACTAGCACCACAAGAAACTGCAGAAGATAATTTATTACTAGTAATATTAACGGTAAATGACTTTCTAATAGAAAGTGAAGCATTAGTTAGATCAACATCTGCTATATTAGTTTTTGGAAGTGCAGTATAAAGAGTAGCATCCTCATTTGGTGCAAGATCTGTTGTTAATATTTTAAGATCAGTTACTGTAACAGCTGAAGTTGGTATATCACCTGAAGTAATTCCTCTTTGAGTATGGACTCCAACAAACTCAACTGTAGATGCGAATTCATTATCTGCATCAACATTAATACCAGTTATTCTACCAAATATTGGATCAACGGATACACTACCATCAGTAAAGCTAATTAAATCTCCTGTTGTTACTAATCCAACAAAGACAGGATTAGCAGCAGATATTGTACATACACCAGTAGATTGTCCAGAAATAGTTGCTATACCTATACTAAATTCTGTTTTCTGAGCAATATCAGCCGAGAATGTTTTGGCAGATCCAACTGTTTTATCATCAGTTGCAAATATTGATTTTACATCATTAATAGTATGGGCAGTAATCGCTAATGCAACTCTTCCATTTTTAATCCCATTAAATGAAAGTGCTTCATTTGGAATAAAATCGCCATCTTGCTCATAAACTGTTAATCCTGCTCCTGCAGTAACAGAATCCTTAAGATAAGCAGTTGCACCACTATTCAGACCTTTAATAAAGGTAGGTGTAGAAAGAGTAGTTGGTTGGTTTAAGGTAATATTAGTTACTGTTTGTACATCATATAAAGAAATATCCCATTCATTTAATTGTCTAATACTCTTATAAGATCCAGATTCTAGATGCATATCATAGACTCTAGCAACCCCGATTTCATTACCACCAGGACTTCTAGAACTTACTCCAACTCTTTGATCTCTTAAACTTACAGTATAAGTATTACCTGTACCTACGGTAGGAGATCCATAAACATTATTAATTTTAAAAGTTGGACCAGTGTTATAAATTATTTGCTGATCAGAAAGAGTTTCTGTTGTTCTTGGTTTTGGTGCATCCAAGAATGTTGGTTGATAAGTCTCTATTTCATATCCACGAACATAAGCTTTACCAGGAGAAACCTTATAAAGCATAAGGTCGTCTGCTGGATTATCTCCACCAGGAGTAAATTGACCTTCTTGATATACTCCTCTATTTCCAATATTATCATTTAAAGAATTTAAGGCAGCTATATCAAAAGGACGAACAACATAATCTCCAGATTCATCATAAGTTCTTCTTGCCATTACATTGGTCAAGTCTTCATAGAAGACACCACCATTAGGACCTACACCGAATCCAGATCTAACTATTGCTTTTAGAACACCATTATTAACTGTTCCTAATTCTACAAAGTTATCATCATCGAAATCATCTAAAGATTTTTTAAAAAGTGAAGTTGTAATCTTTAATCTATCAGCACCAGGAGCAGCATAATTATTATATCCTTGAGAATTATCATTAAGTGTTTCATCTAAATCAGGAGTAATTATTTGTTCCTGTACATTTAATCCTATTCTATAACTTGGAGTTGCACTATATTGATCAAGAATAAGGGTTTCTGTTTCTACATTTACAAAATTTCCATGAATAAAATATACACCTTCCTGAATTTGGAAAGCAGATCCTGTTGCAGTGCAATTATTTGCAAGAGTTATTCCAAAAGGGGATCCAGGAGCAATAGTAGTATTACCCAATAATCCTGATGAAATGGTTATATTGGTAGTTAATTCTTCTCCATCTGAGAATTCTTGAGTTGAATTATTATTAGTATTGGATTTTAAATAGTTAATATAGAGTGTAAGATTATTCCTCTCAGAATCCTCTGGAAGTAAAACTTTATCTACAACTGCAGTTACTCCAGAATCTGCTCCAGTAATTTGTGTACCAATTAATTGATCAACATATGCAGCAACGGGAATACCTTGAAAATTATTAGCTAATTGCACACAGTAATATAATTGAGTATATCCCGTATTTCCAGGAATTACTTTAGCACCTTCCTTAAAGAAATGCTGACCAAACTTCTCAATTTGATTTTGCAGTATAGATTGAAGTCCAGTTAATTCTCTTGCCTGTACAGGATAGCCAGGCTTAAACAGCACCTTATGATAATCACTCGTCGGATCGTAATCATCAAAGTATGGGGATACGTTTAGATTGGTTTGCTGTGGCATGATTACTTAGAACTGCAAAATAACTTTAATATCTTCTTTTTGATTTTTAGACCTAGTTATAGAAGGTCTATTGTCAACATAAATTATATTTCCTGAATATTTTTTAACTTCAGGAGAAGCAACCCCACTGGTAAACTCCTGTCCAAGGTAATATGTTCTATTATTTATTGAGGTGGAAACACCTGTGAATGAAGTATCAATTGCTAAATTAGAACCACTAGTGGGTGTGATAGTTAAACTACCATTGGTTCCAGGAGTAGCAGTGAATTCAGTTAAATCAAATCCATATGTGGGATCTGTCTGTGCCGTTCCAACGGTATTGAAACCGGCCATTGTCCTATCTTGCCAAAATTTTAGAACTCCAGTAGTTTGATCGTAACTAATACATCTCCCTACTGCAGTAGTTCCTGACGATACAGTTTGTGTAAAATAAGCATCAGCATCAAATGTAGCAGAACTATATCCAGTTCCAGTTAATCTTAATGCACCACATGCACTTGCTTTATCAGCAGATAAAAGTGATCCTGTTGTTGCTTTAGGGTTTTCTATAACACCTACCCTTGCAACTTGGTTTCCTGTTATGAAATCAGGATTCTCTACATCGTTTTCAATACGAGAATATAATAAAACATTATAAGCACCCAATTCTCGGTAAACATCAGCACCATGACCACCAGGAGGTGATATAATAACATCAAAAGCAGGTCGAGTAGTTCCTGTGGGAACACCACCTCCTTCTAAATCAACATTACCGTAAGTATAATTTTGTCCTGCTGTAGAAACAGTTACTTCAGAAACTTTTTGATCATTATTAATGACAATAGTACATTCTGCACCTGTTCCATCACCTTTAATAGGAACTTTAGTATATGTACTATTAGCAGTACCTAAACCAACACCACGATTTGTAATAGTTACAATTTTAACTGAACCATCTACAGCATTATCTCTAACAGAAGCAACATCTGAATTAGTAGACCAATCAGTAGGAACAGGAATGAAATCAGTAGACTCAAACTTCACAATGTCACTAGGTTTAATAGTATAAAGATACTTCCACAAATATCCATCTCCACTAGTACCAGCTTTCTTAGGTTCTAAATCGGTAAATGTTGGTTCATCTAAAGAAGGTCTTCCATTAGGGTTATCTGGATCCATTCCATTTTGGAGGCAAATATAAACCCTATAATCAGTATTCATTACATAATAAGTAGCTGCATATAGATTAGTTGCTCCAGAAACCTTTGCAGTATTAGTTCTACTATAATCACTACGATACATATCGTAAGTAGTTCCCGATGTCCATAATCTTCTAGTAACAACTTGTCGAGCATCAGAAGAATTAATTTTCTTCAACGCAATCATACTATCCCAATAATTATCCTCTTCATCAAAGTTATCCTTTGGTGAAGGGGGATTGGTATCCCAGTCACTTTCGATATCGCCTGGGTTAGGTAGACCAATAAAAGAATAATATGCGTTTGCGGTAGATGTTACCCCAGAAAGAAAATTCTTCGCATTTAATATTCTAATCTGATCAGTTATAATTGCGGCCATTGTTTGAAGTTTTTATTTATTTATTAAGTAATTAGGTATAACTCTTAGATTTGAGTGGATTTGTCCTTCTAATGATAGTAGAAGTCGAAATACCAGTTGAGTTATTTGTGCCAATACCACTTTGAGTATAGGCAGTATAAGAATTTTCTTCAGAACGAGAAACTATAATTTTACCCCAACTATATGATCCTTGATAGTTAGAGGAAGTAATTCCTGAAGCAGGAGCTCCTGACATTTCTCCATCGATCTTGGCAAATACCCGTTTAATATAAGTGAATCCAACACCGGTCACATTTATATATTGACCTTCACAGTCAGCAATTTCATAAACATTATCTGCATAAGAATAACCAATTCCAATTGTATTATCACCCGTATCTACAGAAGTTATTCTAGTAGATCCAACACCAACATTAGAATCATTGACCATAAAGAAGTCACCAGTCTTGATTCCACAAATTGTAACTGCTGTTCCTGTAAGAGTACTATCTCTTAGATAAGAATCAAGTGGAATGAATAGATCAAATATAAGTTGTGTTCCACTAGAAATGGTTGTAGTACCAAATCCAACAATAACACCAGAATCTCCTTCATAAGATCTTACAGTATCAGTTTCAGATGTAAGTGTAGGTGGAGAGAAGATTACCAAAGGAACGCTAGTTTGTGTATAACCAACTCCTGGATTTGTAATTGCAACACCTGTTATAGTTCCTGCAGCACCAATGGTCAATGATCCCATTGCCTGTGTAGATGTAGAAACACCAGTAGTAGAAGCAAAACTTACGGTAGCAGTAGAATACCCTACACCACCATCAGAAATAGTAACACCCGTAACTGTACCTCCAGTAGAAACTAGCGCAGTTCCAGCAGCACCTGTTAGAGTTTGTTGTGTAATAAGGTCAATCTTATCCTGGATTGTACCACGTAAAGTAGCACTCTCATTTTCGTTATTAGGATCAAAGAATGGTCTTACATTAGAAACATAGATTACAGTAGAACCAATTCCAACAGTTTTAATACTATAAGCAGTTGGATTGAGATTTGCATTATACAACTCTCTATCCTTTCCTACCAATTCTTCATTAATAACTCTATCTTCAGTTTGCTTACACCATACAACTGGTCTTAGTAGATCTTCATTCTCAGTATTACCAGGACCAAAATAAGGTACGGTTTGTACGGTATCGGTAGAAGTTACCGTACTTACACCTCTTACATCTTCTTTAAGGTAATAAGGTTGTGAACCATTTTCAATAGTTAAATTATCACCCTTCTTAACTGTTTCAATTATTTCCTTAGATTTAACATCAATACCAGCACTTCCTTTATAGAAAAGAATCTTGGAGGTATCACCCACCTTAGGTGCTTCAGTGAAGGTTACGTTACTACCACCATTAAACTTATATCCCTTACCAGGAACTTGAAGAATATCATTAATAAAGACTAGAATAACATCTTGAACATTAATCTTAGATCCCTTAGAAGATCTGATAGAAATAGTATCTCCTGCTCTCTGAAGCTGGAATACAACTGTATTTCCATCAAACTTACTATCCCAATCATCTAATGCTTCTAAAGTTCCTAATGACCATCCACTAAACTCATCACTATAAATTTCATCAATAGTTAACTCAAATGGATTATTAGTAAAGGAAGAAGTTGTTGGGATACCAGTATCTCCACCATAAGGAATCTGAAGAACTTCTGTATTACCATAACCATTCCCAGAATTGTTAATTCTAAAGTCTCTTACACTACCACCCATACTAACAACAATATCAATTGTTGCATTAGTACCAACACCAGCAGCAGGAGTAGTATAATCTAGAGGAATATTTGTATAAGATAATGGTTCATCAATAACAACCTTAAGTGGTTTCTCAACTGTTCCACCTCTTGCATAATTATGTGGAAGTGTAGAAACTCCAGTATCTACAATGAATGAATAATCATCAACAATAGATAGGATATTTGATCCAGGTTCTGCTGGATCAGTCTTACTTGTGGAATTATTAACTGCTCTTGGAGCAACTATACAAGGTTGACATTTAGCACTACCAACTCCAGTATAATGACTAAGGACAGTAGAAATACCAATATTAACCTCAAACTCAGTAGTACTATTAACAGCAGTTACTACAGTACCATTATATGTTGGGTCACCTTCTCTTGGATACTTATGTCTAGTAGCATTACTATCTTTAGTACATGTGAAGGTTAAAGATTCTTTCTTAAACTTAATGCTATCTCCAGCAACAATACTGTGACCTGCACCAACAGTCATTGTTAGAATACCTGTAGCAGCACCATAATTAGCAGCAGTAACATTATAGTTGGTCTGAGTAGATGCTCCAACATTTACAGTAATTGTATCAGTTGTAGTAGCAGATATAGAAACAGCAGTGTTATAAGCAGGATCAGTTGTGCGTGGATATGTATGAATACTACCATGCTGATCCATATCACATGTAAATGCCAAACTATAAGGAGTGAACCTAATGCTACGTTCACTTGACAATCCATGAGAAGGTATTGTCATTGTCAAAATACCAGTAGGTGCATCATAAATTGCATTTTCTACAGCATGAGCAACCGTTGCAGATGTGCCAACGTTGATAGTAATAGTATCATCAGTGGTTGAGGTAATATCTGTAACTCCATATCCAGCGAGAGGGTCGGTGGAACGAGGATATGCATGGTTAGAACCATCATTATCCATTGAGCAAGTAAAGACAATACCACCAGTATCAATTCCAATAGTATTACCTGTTGTAGCACCATGACCAACTATTGTTAGAACTAAATCACCAGTTCCTGCATCATAAGTAGCATCTGTAGCAGTAGTAGTTCCAATACCAGTAACAGAAACACTACCAACACCGGAACTTACAAATGTGTGGAGATAATCACCACCAGAAACTACAGCACTTTGAGCAATACCAATAAACTTATGACCATAAGCACCACCAGCAATAACTGCCTCAGTTCCTGGTCCAACAAATGTATGAGCATATTGATCTAAAGACTTAGCAGCAGTAACATCTACTGTAATAGTAGTAGAAGTTGTTGATGCAACAGAAACTGCAGTATTAAATACCCTATCTTTATTTCTTGGATAAATGTGTTGATAAACACCACCATCTAATGCACATGTAAATGCTAATCCACTAAAGATTACATTGCTTCTAGAACCACTAGTTGATAAACCATGAGCACTGTAAGTAGTGACGGTCATAATACCTGTTGAGGTAGTATAACCAACAGTAGAGATGCTTACTGCATCTGCATAATCACAAGTAAAGGCGATTCCACTTAACTTAATAGAATCTCCATTTGACAACCCATGAGCAGTAGCAGTAGTGATGGTTGTGATACCAGTTGCAGAATTATATCCAACATTCTGAATATCTCTGGGTTTGTAAATTACATTTGTATTAGTAATTGCGATTCCAGTGATAGTTCCATTATTTCCAACTGTAGCAGTTCCATATCTTACAACTTCTGCACCAATAAGACTTGATGTTTGGATAGCAACCCGAACTGTTTGACCAATACCAGATCTATATCCAGATCCACTATATCCTATAGTAATAGCACTAACAGTACCAGCAGAAGAAACAACTACAGTACCACCAGCAGCAACTATAGGTTGATAACCCATACCTTCGGTAGAACCTACAGAAACAATTACACCACCGATAGGTAACTGTGAAGTATTAACATCAGAAGCAATAGAAGTACCTGCTCCAGTAAAGGTAATACTTGTAACACCTGCATTTTCGCTTAGATCATAGTTAGAAACAGGTCCTTGGAATACATCATTAAGGAGAATAACAGCATTTTCAGTAGCAATTCCAGTTACATCGGATCCACTAGTCTTAAGATCAAAACTTGCAGTAGTTCCGTTAAAGTCAGCAGAAAGATCATCAAATATGTAATTATTATAATAAGTTTTATTAGAACTATCTGTTTCACCTGAACGCATAAAGACTCTACCATTAAAGCTGGAAGACGTTGCTATTCCAGTCCAATCTCTATCATCAGGTGGATTAGTTGTAGAACTTAATGGAGTATATCCATAAGGTGCTTCAGTGAAGTTCAGAACATTCTCAACAATATTATAATTACCCTGAACCTTAGTTACTAATGCTCCAGTAGAGTGCCCTGCAAGGGTTGTTCCTAACCATTGTCTTCTAACTCTAATAGCATTAGTAGTACCAACACCAACAGAGTCTATTCTCATAATTTCACTACCCACCCTAAACAGATCTGCACCAGTAAATGATGTTAATCCAACAAAATAAACAATATCATCAGTAGTATATGCTTGTCTTTCAAGAGTAGTTGTGACTGCTGTTGCTACAACAGGAGACTGTATAACATTATCAAGACTGACAATAACTCTTGCATTCTGATCTTGAGAAGTAAATCTATGAGAAGTACCAACACCAACTGTTGTAATATCAACTGTTTCTGCAATCTGACGTAAGGATTTCTCAGCAGTGGCTGCTAACTTAATTTTATCCTCATTAATTTTAACAACAAATACTTCAGACGGTAGAAGTGTAGTATTACCAACTCCAGCAAAACCATCTGTTGCGGCAATTCCAACAGCACCCGAACTACCTGTTCCTACGTGTGTATATGTAACTTTCTCACCAGTTACAAAGAAGTGATTTGGAATTGTAATAGTATCATTATCAACACTTACAATAGCATCCGAATCACCAGTGAAACTTCTATCGAAAATTGGAGTGGTTGCATGACGCATATCAAATGCTTTCTTAATATCTCTTTCAGTTCCCTCATAATCACTATATTCACTAGTAACAGCACCATTATTAAATTCTATATTCTGTTTGCTATCATCTTCAATCTTAAGTGCTTGCATGAACACTTGTGCCTGAATACCAAGATTTGCTGTTGGAGTACATAACAACTGAACTGTTGCTACACCTGCATTAGTATCAGCAACTATTCTAGATCCTAATGTTGCTATTCCAGAAACTCCATTATTACCATATTCAAGATCCATGGTATTACCACCATCATCTAAATTATAGTCATCCATAATAAGCATTTCTGCCATATTATAAGAACCATTTGTGGTATCTGTAAGTTGTACTATAAAGTAACCAGCATCGTAACCCTCAACAGTAGAAGAAACTTGAGTAATATATTCTCCAATAACACTTGTTGTACCGACAGAAGCAGAAGCAATAGTAGTAGATCTAGTATCAAACTTACTATGCTTCATAGTAAAGGTTCCAATTCCACTGTAATCGGAATTACCAATACCAATTGTAATTGTATTAAGAACAGCAGTAGTTCCAACACCAGCATTATTACTATCAGGATGCCAAAGAAGTTGGATATCACTACCACTATATGCACATGAATAAGTTCCAAATCCTGTGGCATTAACATCACCAGGAACAGTAATTAATTGACCATACTCAGCAAGATCTATAGTACTTCCATCATGAATAATATTCAATTCATCATACTCATATTCTCCACTAGATGTTTTAGATTGATCTGGATTAATAGAAACTAATACTTTTGCAGAACGATATGTACTTGCAATTCCTACAATAACAGTAGAAGCATCTGATTTAGCTGCTTCTGTACTATGAGATTCTATTAATGCTACACCAACAGAAGTAGTACCGATTCCAAGATATTCATCCTCTAAATTATAAGAAACACTTGTAAGATGATAATCATTAACTTTATAATTTCTTGGATAGAAACGTAATTGACCTTTACCACCAGCAATTGCAAAATCAAATGATCCAATATCATAAACATTGCCACCGTTACCATAAACGTTTAGATATCCAAACATGTAATCATGAATTACAGTAGATACTAATAATTGTCTTTGACCAGTAAATCTCTTATCCTGAATATAATGGAAAGTCTTTCTTGATCTGGTAGTAGATAGATCAAATTCATTTGCAATACTATACTGTGTTGCTCTAGGACGATGATTAAATGATCCACTTACATCATCAATTGAAAGAACTCTATTACCAATGGATTCGTCATAATCCATCAATACTCTACTATCAAATATTATTTCGTCAGAAACTACTTTTCCTTGAACATTTTTAGAATTTTCTCTTACTAAATCAAAATCATGGAAACAATTTACATTACCTATTCCATACAGATCACTAACAACTTCATAGGAGGTAGATTCAGTAGTTAATCCCACAGTCATTGAATTATCATTCAATGAATCAACTTGCATATCAGAGAATTTAATATGACCTATAGCATGGTTCAGTGAACTTACTACATCATCCCATGTTTCATATTGAACCTTAGATCTGAGTGAATAAGAGAAATTCTGATAGTAGAAACTATCTTGAATTCTTTGCATATTATAATTAAGAACACCTGAATCAGTTTCCCATCCATCTGTTCTTTCAGACGATACGTTGGTTATGATATCAGATTCATAGGTTGTTATAGAAGAAGCAACTCCTTGAGTCTCAGATGTCCTACCAATAATAACCTCATCTATCTTAAAGTCTTCACTAGCAGATACTCTCAATTCTCCTAATTTTGCATCCCAATTCTCAACTTCACCAATTGCAGAATTAGAAGATACAATTTCACCTTTTAAGTAATCATGTACTCCTAATTTAACATCAAATATTGGGAAATATTTTTCAGGAATTAATCTACCAACAGAATTAGCTTGATTAAATTCTCCAGGAGTTACAGTAGGATCTAGATCACTATAATAATCATATACACTATAAGTAACAATACCAAGACCACCAATGTTAGGATCAACAGCAGTTATCTCAAATAACTTATAATCATATTCTGCTGAGTTATATCCTCTTGCAGTTGTAGCAAGACCAACACTTACACCTTCGACTAATACTTTATCACCTACCACAAATGGGAATGATCCAGCAGTACTAAATCCAACAGCTAAAGTAACACTTACATCTTTAGTTACTGTATTAAATCCAACTGTATTAATTCCTACACCATTAGTTGCATTAGTAGGAATAATAGTTGGTTGAACATTGCTAAGTCCTCTAGTATTTTTAAGAATACTTACTTGTTGATCACCTAAGTTATAATCAAGATCAATATTCTTATCTTGCTTATTGGTTATTCCATCAAAAACAATAAGTTTTGGTGCAGTGGTATATCCTCTACCAACAGAACTTATTCCAATAGATTTAATAGATGCTAAATTTTCAATTGTTATAATTTGAGGTAATCCAACACTTGGTCTTAAAGTAGTGTCTGATGGGAAATTATATCCAATATCCTTAAGATGAACTCTCTTAATTCTTCCTATAGAGTCTGCTTTAACATCAATAAGAGCACCTTTTCCAGTTTCAGAAACAATAGTAGTAATTCCAGGAACAGAATAATAATTTTGTCCACCATCTTTTAATTCAAATCCCGCTACTCCACCAAAAGCAGTCTCAGATTCTGTTTCATAACTTAAAACTGACGTACTAGAAATATAAGAAGATTTTTCTGGTTTTACTCCAAGAGTATATGTAAAGGAATTAGTTGCACCAACAGAAACCTTATGTACACCATCATAACCACTAGAAAGTGTTTCAATTTCATTAGCATCCTTAACCTCAGAATCTCTTCTGATAATGGACTTTTTAACAGCAGGAACATTACTTTCCTCTAAAATATCAAGTGTATAGTATAAAAGAGAAGGTATATCCTTATTAACTCTTAATTCTACTTTAGCATCAGCATCTACACCCGCTTTTCCTGTTCTTACTACATTAAATGTTTCAGTAATTTCATCAGTATCCCATTTCTTAGTGAGATTTTGATCTGCATATAAATTGAACTCAAATGCTGAGTATGTAGTTGCTTGATTTACATAACCTAACGTTGAACTAGAAAGATCAAAAACGACAGGTTGATTCTTATAAACTTTTATTAATGGATTAACAGGATTAAGAGTTCCAGCAGAAGCACTAGTAATTCCAATAATTTCTGGTTTTAAAAGAGTTGCTTTATACTTATTCTCAGACAATTTAAGAGTATTATCATCTACTCTAACAACATAGTAAATTGTATTATTAACAAGCCCAACAGATGATGTAGTTGCGGTATGAATAATCTTTTGACCATCTACAAATCCATGATTATTAATGGTAATTTCATTAGTAGTGGTATTAACTCCTGCTGCTGTGAAATCTTTAGGATTAATTACAATTCTTCTATTATAATCATTATATTGAACAGTAAATGTTGTTGATATAGATGAAGGATTAACAGTAATATCGACTTCATCATCATCAAGTAAACCATGTGTAGATCCAGTAGATACTGTTACTAAATTTCTAGAAATTTCACAAGTAATTGGATTATATACAGTTTTAAAACTATGCTCAACTCCAGTACCTACCCCAGTAATTGCTAAGGTAGAAGACTGTCTAACACTTTCCGCAATACCAACCCAATTATTACCAATAGTATCTAATCCAACTCTAACGGTTGCAATACCAATTAAATCATCAGTTACCTTAGCAATGAAAAGACGTTGACCACTTTGTAAAACAGAAGTAGTGTTACCAACAAAAGTTCCGGAAGTTGGTTCACTAACAACCTGATCCTGTACTAAAAGACCTTCTCCTAAGTTGGGATAATAATCTACTTGATCACCAGTAACAAATCCATGATTAGGAAGGAAAATAGTTTTATATGGAACCTTAATGTCAGTTAATCCAGCACCTGCAGCACTTCTACCTCTAGGAAATCCACCAACAGGTGTACCACAAGTTCTCTTACTAGGATAATTGGGATTATCAGAAAGTTGTACTGTTGCACCTAATCCAACACCAGTTTCATAAACAGGAGCACTATCAGGATCAGCAATTGTAACAGTTGGTGCGGACTTATATCCAAATCCACTATTTCCAACAGCAATAGAACCTACAGTCTCTCCACTCAATGTGGCAGTTGCAGTAGCAGTTACAATCCCAGTAGGATCAGTAAATGTTAATGTAGGTGCTGTAGTATATCCATAACCAATTGTAGCAATACCCGCACCAGATACCCAAGGATAAGCAGGACCCCAATCAAAAGCAATCGCAGTAACCACACCAGCAGGTGAAATAGTAGGTATACCAACTGCTAGAGTATCAATTCCTGACCCTAAGGTTGGTGCGCTAATAGTAAGAGTGGGAGTAGTTACATATCCAGCACCAGACTGCCCTATAGAAACAGAAGCAGGATTTATTTGAGAATTTGCTACTGAAACTGTTGCTGTTGCTGTTAATATTCCAGGACCAGTAATAGTTACAGCAGGTGCTGTAGAATAACTGTCTCCAGCACTAGTTACTGAAATACTTAATACAGTTCCACCTGTATTCATGAAAGTATCTAATTCTGCAGTTGCAGTTGCAGTACTACCAATACCAGTTCCTGCAGGACTTATAACAGAAGATCCAACAGAAGCAGTAACTGTAGGTTTAAAATAAAGTTCTGTATTAAGTTTAACGGTATAGGTAGTACTAAATCCAGCATCAATTGTAACTTTTCTAGGATCTTCATAAAGAACTGTAGTCACAGTATGTGCTGCACCGGAAGTACCTTCTTGAGCTCTTAAAGCCCTAATACGATTATTTTCAGGTTCTACTGCAAGTACCTTAATTTTCTCATCACCAATCTTTAATATATCATTAGGATCAATCTTACTAAAATCACCCTCAACTGGGAAATATGTAATAATTCCAGTTACTCCATCACTACCAATTCCAGTTGGATTAGTTCCAACACCAGATAAAGAGAAAGTCGCTGTACTAATACCTGCTTTCCAGTTACCACCAATTGCAGCTGATGTAGTAGATAAACCACTAATCCCAATTATATCTCCATCTGCCCATCCATGGGGTTTATTGGAATAAAGAATATATTGTCCTTTTTGTCCTGGATAAACTTCTACACTTGTAATACTACTTGTAGCAACACTTATGTTAGTTACATCCTTTCCAATAACCTTAGATACTACAGCAGATGCCTTTTCTCCTTCAGTTTCTGCATTATTAAATAATACCTTATCTCCTACACGATATTGTGTTCCAGAAGTTTGTATTCCTATCTTATTGATTATTCCAGGAACTACTGCTTTAATTTCAACTTCTTGTTTTAATTTATTTGGAATATATGCATATTCATATTCTAAGTTTCCTTCAATAAGATTATATGCAACAGTATTTCTAATCCATTCTGTTTTATTTAAAGGATATTGTTCCTGATTAGAATATGAATCAAAATTAAATTGATTTGGAGTAGAATTATAACTATTACCAATTAAATATGGGAAAGTAGGTCTCTTATATCCAGCAAATGGTCCAGATCCATCTGCAACACCATCATTAACTGTAGCAAAATATGCATAGGTTCCATTAGGAAATTCTGGAGTAACACAAAACCTTCCATTATTTTCATCAAGAACTGTTTCATCAATTACTGTATTATGAATATAATCATCAACGAAGAATCCTGCAGGGAATTCACTGATAGGAGGTCTTCCAGTTTTTAGACTGAGTACATACCCAGTTTTCATTTGTCTAACTACGCCACCCTGCTTCTTAGAATATCCATAAGGTCCGTAAATGGGGTTTCCATCATATGCCCATCCAATGATTGGTGAGTGATCCGTAGAGGCGACTTCTAGACTGTTTACGCGGGTTAAATCTCTCTTACCATATAAAGTCTTAGAAACAGTCGATCCAGCGCCTACAGTGCCATACAGCGCCTCTCTGAGCTTCCTTGGTGCATATATGTGTGAATACTGTAATCCTTTATTCTGATTAAACTCATCGGCAATAAAACCATCATCTCCAGTGAAATTATCATAATGTCTTTGGAATAAATTTATTCTCCAATTTTCGATAGTTGCATCAAATTCAGCACCAGATCCAGGAACAACAACGTTAATTGATGTATTTGCTTGAGTATATCCAGCACCCTTTTCAATAACCTTAACTGAAGTTATTGTATTATTTTCAAGTACAGGAGTGATAACACCACCAACACCATCACCAATTAATACTAAATCAGGAGGAGAATTATATTCTTTACCAACATTATTAACTAATACTTCTTGTATTTGTCCATTATTAATAACAGGTTCTAATTGTGCCTGAGAACCAGCAATTAAATTAAATTCTGGTTGTCTTTCAAAATTAATAATTTCAGATGATCCGTATCCAACTCCATTATCACTTAAATGAACTGATTTAATTTCACCCCTAACAATAGGTTGAACCTCACATTGGAAAGTATTTCCTGATATTGAAGATATACCAACTTTACCTTTTAATGTAACTGTAATTGGTTGATAATTAAAATTATGTGTACCAACACCAATAGAAGTAAAATCAATATATTGTTTGGTTCTATAATTAATTTTTTTATCATTAGTGTTTACACCAACACTTGATAATTTAAAACTATTATTATTAACCTTTGTCAAATAATATTCAGTTCCACTTGTCAATCCACCAGGTGCTGTAACATCAGCAGTATACTTTATTATCTCACCAGAATTATATCCATGATTATTGATAGTGACAGTATCAGTCGCTGTATTAATTCCGCTGGGAGCAGTAGTAGTTTGCTTATTCTCATATCCAGATCCACTATTAATTACATTAAATGCTGAGACTACTAATTTTTTATTTACAGATGCTAATGCCTGTTTTCCAATACCATTTGATGTTAAAGTAATAGTATTAATTCCAGAAATAGCATCTCCTTCTGTCTTATGAAGAGTTACTGTAGTTACACCAGGATTAGTATTAACATAATATTGGGCATTAGTAGTTAATCCACCAACCTGAGTTTGACTATAAGTGTAATAAAGAACTCTTTCAGCATTTCTAAATTGATGATAAGTACTAAAACCAATTTGGAATGCATTATTAACAGTTGTACCAATACCAATTTTTTGAGAAGCAGCATCTGCAAAGAAATCAACTTTATGATTAATTTGCTTCATAACTACAGAAACATCTGCACCACTACCATTACCACCATTAACAGTTACAGTGGGTGTTTCTTCATAATCAAAACCAGGATCAATTATTCTTAAATCTTGTAAACTACCACTAACAGCAACATATCCAGTAGCTCCAATTCCTGCATTATCTGAAATATGAAGAATAGGTGGATTAATTACATCATAATCTCTTCCTGGAGAAGAAGCATCAACATGATCTAATTGACCATACAGAATATTATCACTAGCTTTATAGTTTACAATTTCAACACCATTAACAAGTAAACCAGTAAATCCTGGTACAGTTTTAACTGGTTCCTCATTATTTCTTACTGGAGGAACAAACTCTCTTAAAATATCCTGTGATTGTAAAGTCTTAAACCTAAAATCATAAGGTTCTAATCTATTATTAACAACAGTTGTTGTAGTATCAATAGATTTATAAGATCCATTAGAAATATTAGTTCTACTTGTTGCTAATTTAATTGTTGAAGCATCTACTCTTTTTACAAAATATAAACCTTCGTCAAATAATTCTGTTCCATCAACAATATTAGTTACTTTATTTCCAAAAGAATCAAAAGATGATACTTCCACTCTTTCAGGAGAATACCAAACTGCATCACCAGTATAGAATCCATGATCCCCAGTTTGCTTAATTAAAAAATCAGTACCACTAAATGTTCCAGAAAATACTACAGCTTGACTATTAACATTTAATGGTTGAGCATAATATGAAGGAATTGAACTAGATGCAACTAGATAATTGTCATTATTTCTTCTATAAACATTTTGTACGTTCGTAGAATAAGGAGTTACATTTGGGAAGGTGTTAGATACTCCCTTTAAGATATTTCTTCTAAAAGTTAAACTACTAGAATCAGAAATAATTCCCTGACCCTTAATATTAAAAGATTTTGCAGAATTAATATTAAGAACAGTAGAAGTCTGCAATTCATCTGATCCCTGAAGAACAGATATTTGATCACCTACCTTTAAGTAATGATCTACACTTAATTCGACTCTATATGTAAAATCAGAAGAGTCAATTAGTGATACACTTAAAATTTTATAACTAGATGCTACATTATAGAACCAATCCTTTCCTTTAAAGGTTTTATCTTCAATACCTAAGGTCTTAATCTTAGCAATATCATCTTTTCCATATCCTTGTGTATTATCGGGATAATCAAACTTATCTAATACCGCACCAATTCTTACTTTAACGTTTTTAGTTGCATCTTCTGAAGAAACACCATATACATAGGTATTCACCCCAACATTAGTTGCATTAGAAATAGTTCCATTAATATTAGTACATCCAAAGAACTGAGTTAAATTTCTAGATGTATAAGAAACAATACCTGCTTCTCCATCACTATAAGTGCAATATAATTCGCCACTAGTTGGAAATCCTACTGTAGAATCAACATCTAGAGATGTAGTACCTGCTGATACTTGTCCAATTACTCTTGTTTTAGGATGAACATTAAATTCACCATAAATTGATCCATCAACTCTTGCATCTCTATTATATCCAGCATCAATACTTAATTTATAATAAGTTGTTCCTGCTCCAGTATTAATTGGTTCTACTCTACTAATTGGAGCATATGCCTTAGAAAATTCAGCTTTATATTCATCTTGCTTTAATGTAGAATTTTCCAAATGTATTGGATTACCTTCTCCTACAATATTTTCAACTACAAAGTCTCTGGTAACTCTAAAGTTAGCATTAGATGGTGTAAAGAGAAAATCTCTTGGTTTAATGATACGTACATCTTCATTATATAAAGATTTAAATAAAATCTCAAAAGATCTATCTGTACCTTTACTCAGATAAAAATCTTTTGCTTGTTTTATGAAAATGTTCTGATCAAGATCCTCATGTAAAGGACGATCTTCTAAACCAGGTAAAAGTTGATGTTTTGTTTTGAGTAAAAATTCTTTAAGGAATAAAGTACTTAAATTTTGGATCTTAGACCCACCTGTGTGCTCCTCTGAGGTGGTTGAATCGAAAACTAGTACATCTGGCTTATTTTCTGTTCTATATGAGCTTATACCGCAAAATCCACGTACACAACCAGTAAAACAAGTTGCAGCAGTTCCTGTATATGTAATAATCTCATTATCAATTTTAATCAATCCATAAGAATCTGGAAATCCATTTGTTCCTGCAGGATAAATTGACATATCCACAGGAATCACATCTGTGAAAGCATCTACTGAAGTAGACAGTCCAACAGAGTCAACTAAGTTAGTTTGTTCACTAACTTTAGTATATTGATCAATATTTTGGATTAAATCTAGGGGACCTCCTTGATATTCTTGTCCCAAGTAATATTGCTTTAAAAATTCAGAAACTAAGGGGAATTCTGTCCGCGTATACGCTGGCAGCTGATTCTGAACAATATTACTAAATTGGATTCTCTTTTCTGGCATGTTATGATCTTACTAAGTTCCCGTTAGCATAACTTGAGGTAACAATATAATCAGATGCTGCTGGATCCATTCCAGAAGCAATTTCATCAACAATAGTTTCAAAATTACTTGTACTAATATCTAGTTGCAAATAAAGATCCTGTAATCCGATCACATCATTTGATTTTGGACATACTGACATTTCAATAATGCTTTGTCCATCCTTTATTTTTCCAGATAATATATTAATTGGGTTGAGAGTAATAATTCCTTTCTTATAATTAATAACTCCAACATTTCTCCTTACAATCGTTGGTGATTGGGAAGATACATTAGGAAGAGTGAATAAGAAAAGAGATCCATCTTCAGTATTTGAATTTGGGATGTCAGAAATGTATACATCAGCGTTAATTCCACTTATTCTAAATGAAGTAGACTTAATATTGTATCCATTCATACTTCTTATATGAAATTCATTACCAAATCCAATAGAATACTCTGCAAAAGTATTTAATACACATCTAAGATCCCTTCTCATCGAAACTGTTGTGATATTCGATGTTATAGACTCATTACTCTGATCAATAATGTTTAAGAACTTACTATACTTGAATCTTGCACCATATTTGTTCATTTCAGAAGATTCTGCATACTTATTAGCATTAGATTGAACAATACTTGAAACAGCAGCTCCTGAAGATGCTAAATTGGAGTTAAAATAGATTTTTGAGTCAATTTCAATATACAAATACTTCAAATCAAGTATTTCAGGGACAATTCCTGCAACAGCATACTTCTTTAACTTGGTTCTGATGTTTTCTTTGATCAGATTGGGTAAAAAGTCGCCAGTTTTGGGTTTTATGCTAATAAAGACCTTTCCATATTGAGGAGGAACCAATTCTTCTCCACCAAAAACTGAAATTGACTCAGTTTCCGGATAAATTCGAGTTGGAATTAGTGTTTCATAGTCATTTGCCGTTAAACAACGATTTTGAGAAGCATAAATGCGTGGTGCATACTTTTTAATGGATTCTACAGTCTCAATATTCTCACCACCTGTTGCAGCAAGATCTGTAGTGATTAAAGAGATGCCAGCAGTCACCGTATATGACAATCCATTACGTGCATACTCTAAATTTCCCGCAAATTCAAATTGACTGACTCCATTTCCAGAATCTCCACTAGAAATAATGTAATATGCAGTAACAAAATTATTTTCTTCTAATTTTTTACCAAAAACTCCATCTCCAAAGAAAATTTCATATCTTTCATCTTCAATTTCTTGAATGTAATAAACTTTTGACTCTTTTGTTACGTCAAAAAGACTATCTTGAGTAGTATAAGTGGTTTCAGTGGTAGAAGTTTGGTTTGGTTTAACAGTTACCTTTAATAATGAGGTATCAATACCCGCATTTGGTAAAATAAACTTCTGATTTGGTGTTTGAGAGCTCTGAGTAAAGGTAGAAGTGATTAAAGACCCTTGATAAATGCTAATTTGGTTAAAATTAGCAACTCCATCTAATACAGGAACGGTAATATCATCTACAATTGAGAAAATGAATGATTGATTACCAAAAGTACCCGAAGTTGCCGCCACTGGACCTGCTTTAAGGGTTACAGAAGCAGGAGTTGGACTAATATCTGTACAATCTACGAAAAAACTAACAGTTGCAGTTGCTGCTTTTCTTGATTTTGGTAAATATCCAATATTTCGTGCTAAAGAAACTACATTTTCTCTTAAAGTGGCACTATCAATAAAGACTTCGTTAGCAACCATATTGGCATTGTACGAAGTAATATAGGTGTTATATGCTAATACATCAATTAAAGATGAAAGATTGGATCCCTCAAAGTCATAATCCGTAAAAGTCGAATTTGCTTTAAGATATTCTTTAAGTGATGTCTTAACCTGACCAAAATCAAGGTTAGAAAAATTAACTAATGCCATTTATCTTGTTGACTGTAAGGCGAATTGTAGTTCTTGTGGAGGAACATCAGCTCCTATAATCTCATATATGATAGCCACATCAAATTGATTGTTATCAAAATTGGGAAATGCTTGTACATCGAGTAAATTTACCCTTGGTTCGTAATTAGTGACGGATTCTGTGATCTCATCAACAATTTCGGAAGCAGAAATATCATCAATATTCTCAAAAAGTGATGCAGAAATGCGTGATCCAAAACTTTCATCAAAAAATTTCTCTCCAGGAAGAGTAAAAACGATATTTCTTACAGATCTGGCGATTGCATTTTCATTTTTAAGACCAATCAGGTCAAAATTAAGCGGATTAGCTTGAAAAGTCATGCTAATATCCTTAAATCCTTGGCTAACCCGTTCTAGTGGCACTTAAATACAGCGATTATTGTTTATTTATTAAGTTTTTATGACTAAAATTCTGCACTGGGTATCATTTGGTCGTCATAATCCAATCCTTCATAGAAATCATCATCAATTTGCTTCTCATAGAGGTCATTTTGCACTTTTTTATTCGTTTTTTTAGGTGTTATAGCATCATTTGCTATTTCTCGAAGCATTTTTTGATGTTGATGATTGGCAAGGTTGTCTAAAAAATCATTTTGTGCGGTCATTGTACCCTCTTGCAATAAAAAAAGGACTCTTTCGAGTCCCTTATATTTATTTACCTTGTCCTCGATATTTTTTAGGAGCAGCATTACGAGACGACGCGGCGTATTTACTATGTTTGCCTGTTCCTTGACGAGTTTTTTTCGGTCTTGCTTCCACAAAGTTACCACTATTCCATGCAACTGCTTTAGCCATTCTTTAATTCCTCCATTTCTATAAAACTAGGGTTAATTTCATCATTCTTACCATTGTAAAAACGATCTGCAAAATCCTGAAGAATCCCACTACACTCTTCTATAGTGAGATTCTCATGAATAACTTTATTCTTATAAAGTATATTGTATCGTTTATCCATGAGGATTGTAAAGGTTAAGATACCAGACTCCAAAGCAAATGCCAAGGACAACAAGTAAACCGAGCCACGCAGCAATTGTCATAATAATCATAATTTAGATAGTTTTTGTTTAACTGATTCGGATGTCGCGCACACACGATACTGAACATCATCTCTACGAGAAAGTTCGGTGGTGAAAAGTGCTACCATATCCCACAACTCATCTGTTGTGAGATTTGATACTTCAACTATATCACCGTGGTTTGCGATTTGCATTAGATAATACGAGTTTTTTCGTGACCAACACGTATCCGAGGATCGCACCAGATTTCATCACCCGCTTCTTTTGCATCTAAGCAGAAAGATACGTCTTCGCCGCACATGTCTTGAACATTACCAGACTCAAAGACTTGCATCTTAGGAGCAAACCAAGGATACTCAAGATCCTCAAATACACCCTTCTTAATCATGACCCAACCAAAACCAGTGTAATCTACGGTGAAAGGCTTCTTACGCTTGGTAATACTCTCAACGGTTTCATGATTCATAACTCCACCGTTCTTGCGGAAGTCATCTTCTTCCAACCAGTGTGCGACAGATGTAGTTTGCCCATCCTCAGTTGCATACCAACCAGCAGCAATACGTCTCTCATCACCTTCAGCAGGAACAGCAAGATCACATAACTGCCAGAACTTGGTAGAGTCAAAGACTATATCGCTATCAATCCATAATTGGTAATCATACTTAAGTTTTCCATCCCAAGGAATTTGCTTAGGTCCACGTAATACATTTGCACCTAAACACTTACAACGTGCGAAATTCACCATAGACGAATAATCTTGTGAGATCTGGATAGACATTTGGTTTTGTACCAAGTCAAAACAGAGTTGCACAAAGTTTTTCAGAAATGTGTAAGAACATCCACGTCCTGGAAGACAAAATACAATTGTCTTTCCTTTCATTCTTGCTTTAATAGCATCAATGTCCCACTCCTCTTTCTTAGGTTTAGGTGCATTGGCTTTAACAGTAAATCCTTTTGCCATAGTTTCGTAATACCTTCAATTCAATTATAGACTATTATATGTATAGTGTCAATGAAAGTTACACCATCCACTAGAAATGTATTTAACACCCCTATTTGGTGTAATACCCGAATGTGGATGTGTCCAAAATGCTGGCCATATAACTAATCTTCCTCTCTTTGCTCTTATATCTCTCTTAGGATAATAAAATCTAGTACCACACTTTGCATCATTTAGATAAATCATCCATGCAAGAATTCTATTTGTATGTGGTACATTATGCTCACAATGCATTTCATAATACCCTTCACCTTCGGTATATTTTTGTATGTTATAATCAGTACTAAGATTCCAATAATCTATTTTAGTTAAAAATGGAAACTTCTTAACATACTTATCTACACCCTTGGTTAATGCTATTCGTATAATATTATCCGGAAGTTCTTCATTACTTAACTGTAAAGTAATATCTGTACTACGCTTGAAAGATTCATTGACTCCATACCGATTATTACCCATAGAAGTAAG